AAGCACCCATTAAGATACGCTTTTCTTTATCAACTTCAGCAAGTTTTATCTCTTGACTTTTAAGAGCTATAAAATCTTCTTCGATTGCAGGGTTTTCTACTACTGATATAGCTTCTATTCCTGTCAATTCATCGTCTCCTAAAATAAGTTCTACAATTCTCATATTATAATAACGTCTTAATTAATTTTTTTTGTTTATCCTAAACTTGCACTACTTACAATGTTTCTGTCTAGTTGTTGTGCTGTTGTTACATCTCCACTTACTACAAAAGCTCTAGGAGGAGGTTGGTTACCAAGAACGTCTGCTAATTGATTTACACCACTAGCACCTACTGTACTAAATGATGGAGGTACTGATGCAGATGTTGTAGATGGTATAGTAACAGTTGGCTCTGATCCTGTGTCTCTTACACCTTGTATTGATGGTGCATTGGGGTCTTTACTTCCCATAATTGTTTTTACATTTTTTAAACCTGCTGCAATTATAGCTGCTGCTTGTATAAACCCAAATATACCACCTTGTGAAAAGGCTTTATTAGCTCCTGCAAAAGTATCTCTTATTGCATTTGCTGCTGCTATTCCTTTTCCAAATTTGCTATTTTTACCTACTATACTTATAATGTTACCTACCGACTGTTGGAATCTTTTTTCTTTATCTCTTTGTAATTTTTGCTCTTTTTTATCTAGATCCTCATCTTCATTTTTCTTAGCATCAGCAATTTTTTTGTTAAAAAATAATATTACCTCTGCCTTTTGTTCCTCTGTGGCTTTAAGTAGGTCTAATTCATCTAGTTGTTTTTGCTTTTGTAATTCTAGTTTTTCTGATTCTTTTTCTGCTTCTTGTTCTGCTATCTTATCATCAAACTCATCTCTAATTTTTTGTATGTCGTTTAGTCTTTTTAGTTCTATTTCTTTTTCTTTTTCTATCTCTTTTTCTTTATTTGCTGCATCTTTTTCTTTTTGTGCTTTCTCTTGATTTGTAGCAGTTGTAATTTGAGTTTGTAATAGTCTTTGACTTCTTAACCTTTTAGTGTCTAAGTTTATCAATTTAGCTTCTAATTCGGCAAGTTTGTCTTTGTCTTGAATACTGTTTTTGCCAAGAGCCATCTCTTCTTTCTGTGCCTCTACTAATAGCTTAGTTGCAGCTATTTCTTTATTGGTTATATCCTCTTCAATTTTTTGTGCTTCTCTTAGTATTTTAATTCTTTCAGCAGCAGAAAACCTTTCTCTATCTTCGGCTTTTAATCTAAGATCATTTATATCTCTGTTTGCTTTGGCTCTTTCTACTTGTAAATCTCTTTCAATTCTTCTTGCTTTTTGTCGAGCTTTTGTAACTTCATCTATAGCTTCAACTTCACTGACAGTTTCTTGTACAAAATTAGTTACAGCATCTTTTGCATCACTAAAGGCTTCTTTTGCTGTTCCTATTGGATTAGAAATAAACTTCATAATACCATCACCTAGACTCTTTAAAGATTCCATAGGGTTAGTAACGGCGTTTATAATACCCTCTCCTAAATCTGAAAAGGCATCCATCACTTGTTTTGTTACAGCTCCTAAAGCAGCTAAACCTCTTTGTAGTTTTTCCTGACCCTCTTCTGATTGTGTAAATGCTGCTGCAAGAGATGTTATTGCTATGACTAACGCTCCTATTCCTGTAGCTATAATTGCAGCTCTAAGCCCTTTAAAGCCTAATGTAGCACTTTTAATACCACTTGTAAAGTTTTTAAACTTAGTAATTGCACCACCTGTAACCTTGTCTAAGGTTTTACCAAAGTCCCCTTGTTTTTTTTCAGCTTTTTCAACTTGCTTTTCATATTTCTGTACATTCTTCTCTAACTTGGTGTACTCTTTCTGCATTTCATCCAAGTTCTTTACAGCCTCTTTATATCTAAGCTCAAAATCTATGTAAACCTTTTTACTCATTTTTATTTATTTTTCAAAATATCCAATTCGTTTTTAAGTTGTTTAAAACCCTCTTTTAACGTTTCAGGCATTTTATATCTACCTTTAGCTATTCTTATGTTCTCCGTTTCGCCTTTCGCATAAGGCAGTAAGTCTAATATATTCTTTATCATTATGTTAGTACACTATTAGTATATGTAACTGTTTTTACTATTAAGTCTAATTCTGATTTCCCTGTTGTTAAATCAATCGTAATATTATTTATGTAATACTCTTGACCGTCTATTAATATAACGTCATTTACTCTATAATTTAGAATAAAACTTACAGGTAGTCTTGCTGATACTTTTATAATTCTACCATTCTGATTAAATGTTTGTTGAATATATGTTTTATAAAATCTCTCAAACAAACTATTTGTATTTACAGATTTGCTAAATTCGTCATACTCGGCACCAAAATTTAAAGTATGATTACCATCTGAAGAAACGCTAGATGGTGCATTATATGTTGTTGTATTTGTAATTATTGGATAGGAACTTGCATCTATAACTCTATTGAAAAATATAAACGGTTTACCTAGTGTAGTGTCTCCTTTGTCATCTACCCACCAACCTAATATGTTGTTTGTATTTACCCCTGAACTATTTTGTAAATTTATCAAAACTGTTCTTTCAAAAGGCACTTCTAAATTAAATGCTTGACCATCATACTTCTCTGGTGCTGAATATTCAAGATCTCCAAACGCTTGTGCAAACTGATTTACAAACCTAAGACTAGTTTGTGTTACAGGGTCTGAATACTTGAAGTTTACCTGATTGTATGGTATAGGTCTATCTATTGTGCTTTGTGAAACGTCTATATATTTTGTTATATCTCTTGTTAGACCCTCTGTCATAAAATCATCAAAGGTTTCTACAAATATTGTACTACTACCCAATCTATTGTAAGCAACTAAATTAAACATCTTAAATAGTCCTGTAAGAAAGTCTATAACTTTCATTTTAGGTAAATAGTCTTGTATAAATATATTGTCGTTTAATACTTTGTTTGTTGCTGTGTAATCGTGTATAGTACTCGAGTTTTTGGTAATACGCATAGTAACACTAGAAAATGTTTCTTGTGTTTGACAATTGATTCTAAATTCTATGTCATAAGTCCTTGAATCTAAATTACCACTTGTCAAGTTCATTAGTGATATATTTTGATTTACACCACTTTGAAAAGTTATATCTTCCTCAAAAAATAAAAGCTCATTCGTTGTTTTATCTTTTACTATAATCTCTCCTGTTGTTGCATTGTTGCTTGGTGTCAATGATATTCTAATAGTGTATTCATCTGGGTCGGTTACTACAAGTTTACCTCCTGTCAATACATCGCCACTACCAGAGCTATATGTAAAGTCTGCTAAAGTAAACTTTATACTTCTTGTGCTTGTATCTACACCAAATGTTTTTGTCGTTGTTTCTGGTGAGGTAACAGGTGTCTTTTCTCTATGCAACCATAAGTAAAGCTCGTCAAACATATCACTTCCAAAAAATGTTTTTATATCACTTGTTGCAGGTTCTAAGATCACATCTTCACTAGGACTAGCTTCAGTAATTACTTGGCTTGTGTCCTCAGCTAATACAAATTCGTCAAGGTGTACATCTTCCATATTAAAGGTTATGTCATATTGAGTTTGTATTGCCTCTATAACTCTTTTGAGTTTTATAGCAGGTTTGAGTTGTTTACGCAAGTCTGTAAATGTTACATTATCAAGTCTGTCAGTAGATGAAGTATCATATGTATAATATGTGTTTAGAGATATTAAGGGCACAACTATGTTTCTATTTGATAGGTTTGTAGCTGCTGTGCCTGTCGATTGTAAGCCTGTTTTAAAAGCATCTAAGAAATCGCTATTATCATATTGTATGTCGTAGGTAGATAAGCCATTCAAACCACTCAAATCTTCATCACCAAATATATCTTTTAGACTATTAGGTTCACCAAAGAATACTACTTTATAAGTGTGTGGTTTATTGTCTTTTAGTGATACGCCTGTTAGTCTAAGTTTACCTGTCTTGAAAGGCACAAAGTTTATCTCTATCCTTGCATCTACTTTAAACCTAGCGTCAAAGCCACCTTGAATATGAAAGTTATAGTAATGCTTGAATAGCTTATTATTTGTTTGTGATGCAGGTAAATTAAATTGTTTTGTGAAAGGTGTAAATAGTTTACTTATGTCAGATACATTTTGTACTGAATCAGTAATGCTTATAGATTCATCTTGAAATAAGTCAACCCTTGTGTCTGATATAAATAGCTGTACCTCACGCTTCATTATACTATATTATTAATAATATCATTTGCATCTTCAACCTCTAAAGTGTATTGTGTAAGTCTGTCATTGACAGATGTCTTTTTAGTTAGTGATGAGGTAACTACATTCACAGGATGCCATTTCAAACTTATATTGTCATCGTGAGTAAATGTGTTTACATATATCCATACATACTCACTTATCATAATATCTTGTATTACCTCATTATATGCCTCTACTAAATAATTTGTGTTTAGCGTGAATCGTTTCTTGCCTGTCTTGTTTAGGGTTTGCATTTGATGATCTTGTAAGCCATAAGTAGAAGTAGATTGTACAAATATGTTACGCTTGAATTGTTCTGATGTAGTGTTTACTGTTTCAACGTTTTTTAAAAAGAAATAGTAGTCTTGTGGCATACCATTCTTATTTATAAACCTCATCTGTATTGGTGTGTACTTGGCACTACATACTCTCTCTACTGTATAAGTTATTGTTGAGGCAGATACAGAACTTGCTGAGGTGCTTACTGCATACCTCGTTGGTGTTCCACTAGCCATAGCATAAACAAAACTTGCTGTATTGTCTGGTAAATATATTTTGTTAGTACCACCTGTATTTGTTAGAGCGGCATCGTCAGGATCAATATCAGCGTTTGCACCATCCCAAAACATTGAATATCCATAAAATCCTGTATGATTTACTGTGCTTTGTATTGTGCCAGTACCTCCACCATCAACTGCTGTAAAAGTAGTAATTACATAAGCTATAGAAACTGTATCAAATGATGATCCGTCTGAGCCTCCATAGTTTGCTACAAAGTAATCTCTGGCTAATGTTGATATTTCAAATACTGTTCTATTGCTTGTTGCATTTTTAAGAATCGTGTATCGTAAAGCACCATCAATAGTCAAAGCCATTTGTGCTGACAAATGACCACTTGTAGTAACTGTAACAAAAAAAGGACTTCTCAATAATATATTTGCCATAATTAATTCTTATTCATATTTTGTGGAAAAAATTTTTTGTCCTGTTCTATATCAAAAATAAAGCCGTCTCTTACTTCATTAGGTAAAAACTTGAATGCCCTTTGAAAAGGTAATGTAAAAAAGTAACTAGGCTTAATACCATTATTATAAACACCCCTAGCTATTAAATATCTCAAACTTTTTCTAGGTATAAATTTCCCTTTTTTATCTCTTGTGCCTTTTAAACCCTTTCTTATAACCCATTGGTCAAACGCAGTTGATGGAGGCATTTTACTTTTATAACTATAAGGTGTGTTATATTTTCTTTTTTTACCACTTACACCTAGATCTTGAAAGAAACCATATTCTTCCATATTAAACAACATATTGATACTATCTTTAAATGTGTTAATTCTATAATCAATGCTGTCGTATAATTTTTTTGATACGTTTTTATTTTTCTTTGTAAGATTTGTTCTAGCTTGTTGTACAACGTACTTAGCAAACTTGTGTAATATTTTTTCTACCTGTTTTAACTGCATACGTTTATATCATTTGCTATTAATACATCAAAGGTACAAGCTACCCCTGCTAATCTATTCTCAAACCTTTCATAAAAAAACTCACACGCAGCATCGCCAGATAATTGGTATTTGTCTTGATATAATGTACCCTTACTCAATATACCCACTAGTTTATTTGCTACAGCTAGTTGTGTGTTTAATATATCTTGCTCGTTATTGTTTCCTACAAAATTGTCTGTTGTTTCGTCTTTAGATACATCCACAATATCCATACACATTACAGTTATGTTGAATTGTAACACTTGCTCTTGTATTGTAACACTATTTATAATAATATGAGCAAGAGGAAAGATTGTCTGCTTGGCTAAGTCAATATCAAATATATCACCTGTGGTTACAGTATTGACATTCTCGTCTGTTAAGAGATTAGTCTTTATTGTTTGTGTTATTTGATAATAGCCTCTTACTCCTTGATTGCTCATCTTTTAAATTTGCTTTTCATTTGTTTTGATTCTAAGTCTGCTTTCTCTTTCATAAAACTCAAGGCATATAAACATTCGTGTACATTTAGTTGAGTGATATTTTTAAATCTTCCAATATCCCCTTGAGAGAGACTGAAAACTGATTGATACCATCCCCACTTTTTATTGAACTGAGATATTGCACTAAATTCGCCTCCTCCTGTTCCTCCAAAGAGTTCAGCATAGCTGTCGATAATTCCATCCCTAAACGATAAAAAAAAAGTATAGAACCTAATACAGCATCCATTGGCATATGCACCATATCATCATACTTATCGCCTGTATATTTCTCAATGATGTATTTATCTTTATAACTTTGTGTTATTGGTCTGTATAATACTGCCATAGCTTTGTGTATGTTTTGATGATCGCCTATGAAAGTATCTAAGTCTATGTATTCACCAAAAGACATATTTTCAAGATCAGGTATAAAACCATAAGTGATACCTTTCATTTCAAACTGTTTTACAAGTTCTGGTTTTTCATTAAACATATCTGTTAGTATTCTTGTAATGTCGCTGATGCTTTTTGCTTTCATAGATCTAACTGTTTGATTTCTCAAACCACAAAATACTTCTATCATTTTTATTGCTAGAAAGTTCTCATCATCATTATCTTTTTGATACTTGAGAAACTTCTGGTATTGTCCTAATGTAATTTCGCTTAGAGTGTCTGGTATGTACATTTCTACTTTCATATTTATATAACGTAATAAATAAAAGTTTTAGAGCATAAAAAAACCCCTACATTTCTGTAAGGGTTTCTTCTGTTTGGGCTAAGCTCTCCTGCTACGTTGATAAGTATATAGGTTGTACACCCTCAGCTGACTTATTGATTATGTATTACCCAAATTTGTCAAATTTCATCCTTTTGGAATCATCAGTTAGAATACACATTCTAATATTTGGCTCTCTTTACAACTTAAATGCTCAATTCAAAGTATGTCATTTCAAAGTGTGGTTAATATTTATTATATGCCTATAACATCTATTTAACCGAGAGCGTAGAATTAACTACACATCAAATCTACGAACAAATGTTAATAAAACAATACCCTATATAGACTTTAACATAATTTTAACATTTCTTTAACATTTACCTTATTGCATATTGTCCCCTGTTTGGGTTTTGTAGTTGCATCATTAAAGCGTATCGTGCAGCATCAATGCAATCAGGGTGTGTACCTGTAGGTTTTTGTAGATTGTTACCCTCTTTATCTTTATCCCATATATAACCTTGTAGCTCTCTTATTAGATTCTTTGATCTTGATGTTACATATATTTCGTTTTGGTTGATTAGGTTAATACCATACACTATTGAATCTCTACCTTTTGATACAGGGTAAACTTTGTGTCCATAGTTTCTTAGTTCTTGTATTGACTTAGGTTCTGCACTATCAGCGTATATGTGTTCTCGTATCTCGTTTTGTTTGATGAAATAACTGAGGTCTCTATTCAACATTCCTTTACGATAAAGTACCTCATCAAAGATATAAGCATCATTCCATTTATAAAGTCTTATTATCGTTGAGGGGTCAACACTATATCCAAAGTCTAAGCCAGAACAAAGTAATCTAGCCTCATCAGGTATATTGTCAATAGGTTTCCAATCAGGAATACATACACCCTCTAAACTACCTATTTGTCCTAGTCCATATACTTTCCACCAATTAGCCCAATACGTAGAGGTCTTTGCTTTGGTCTTTGCTTTCTCTATTTCTTTGACTATTGTTTCCGGTAAGCTGTTATTGTCTTTGTAGGTTAAGGTTATGAAGTTAGTATCTTGCTGCCCCACTAATTCTTTATCTACCCAGAATAAATTAGCAGGGTTGAAGTCTAGCCAAATGTTTCCTGATGTTCTAACTGCTAATTGTTGGTAAGAATCAAAGCTCACATTGTTACACTCGTTTATAAATAAGTCTGTTCTTCTCGCTCCTCTTAGTTTGTCAGGCTGATCTGTACTAAAGAACTCTATATAGCTACCATTACTAAATTCGTATTTTAAGGTACTCTTATTGAACTTTCTTTCATCATACCTATTCAGACCCTTAAGTATATTGAGAAAGTCTTTTAAAGCTCCTCTACGCAAGTGTGGTATTGATTCTGCTACTATGCTTATTTCTTTTCCTTTGTGTCTTATTGCATAGTCTATAAGGATTGCTATGATACCAATTGTTTTACCTGCTGACGATCCTCCTCTAATTATGCGAACTCTTTTATCTAGTTCCCTTAGTTTGTTTAGTGCTGAGGTTTTGGTTAGTTGCATTAATCAATAAATAAAGGTACATCTTCGTTTATGTGTATGTCCTTTGTTTCTTTTGGTTTGCCATATCTATAACCCATATATAAACCCATAGCTCTCATATCTCCACTAAGAGCTTTTTCTCCTAACTTTTTTATAACTTCCTCTTTATTTATAATACTGTCTAGCTTGTCTATTAAGTCTTGCTCTTGTTGTTTTGGCTTTCTACCTGCGCCCTCTCTTTTACCACCGTGTGTACCCATCTTGAAAAAAACTTGATTATTCAAGTATATAACGTTAAAATAATCTTTTTTGTGCTATGTGTTGTTCTATTCGTTTCTTTGCTGCTTCAAAGTATTCTTTATCTATTTCGTATCCTGTTAACTCAAAGCCTAAGTTATGACAAGCTATTGCTATTGAGCCACTACCTAAATGTGTGTCAAGTATTGTATCTCTCTCTTTGGCATAATTTAAAAGCAACCATTCATAAAGTTTGACAGGTTTTTCAGTTGGGTGTATTCGGTTTGGGTTTTGTGGTGCAATCTCTATCCATTTAGATGTAGTTCCTAAATTTTCTGACAAACTTGCTATTTCACACATAGACATAGTAAAGTTTTCACTTATTGTTTTTTTCTTCCAAACAACAAAACCTTTCCATTGTGGCTGCTCGAAATTATTAGCACCCCATATGATTTGTTCTTTGCTTACTCTATATAACTCTTTCCAATATTCGCTTGTTGGTCTGCCCTCTAAACTTTTCATAGAGCCATTTGCTCTCATATCTTTAGTAGGTTGATTTACATCTCTGTAAGGAGGATCAACAATGGCTAAGTCAAACTGATTGTCTGACATCTCTTTCATAGCTTCCATACAGTCTTGGTTGTATATCATTTAAAATAATTCTGTTTGTGTTGTTGTTTTATAACTCGTATCGTAGTTTGTGTTTTGTCCTTTAGGATATTTATGTATCGTGTAATTTAATTCTTTTAGCCATTGTTTTTTTTGTTTCTTACTTCCAATAAAAAATATATACCTATGCTTTTGAGGGCGTTCTCTTACTGCTAACTCTTGATATTTGACATTCTTACTTTCTGTAACAGATTTACTATGTCTGTTAGGATTGTTTATGTCGTATCTTTCTGTTCTCTTAGCAGATAGTCCTGTATATATCCAATTAGTAGCTTGATAAATATAACCATTGTGATTTTGTGATGTATCTGCATAACTAACTAAAATTATATTATTTAGCATTTTAAGTGATTGTGAAACAAAATAGCTTAATACATTTTTTTTTAAACCATCATTTACACACAATCTATTTAACTCATAAACATATTTAGAATTATGTTTTCCACAAACACCTATACATAAAGCATTACTTGCAGGTTTTCCTACTGTTAAAATACCTTGCATCATTTTAGAATCAAACAAGCCAAAAGCATAAGATATTGATGGTATTCTTTTAGCATAGTGTTTATATAACAACCATTCTTTACAAAGCTCTTTCTTAATAGATTTTACTTTATAAACTTCTTTTATCATTCTGTGCCTGATATTATTTGATCGTGTGGTATTTTGTAAGTACCAAACTGTTCATCATAACCCTCGTGAAACTTATCTCCCTCTATTTCTTTTTGAAGATGGGCAAGGCTGCGCCAAGCGAGTTTTGCTGAGTGGCGTACCCCATCAATATCATACATTCCATTTTCCATTAGGTGTCGCATAAGTGCATCTAAATCATCACTACTCTTTTCTCTATCCCAATGTATGTCCTCGTCAGGATGATGTTGTTTTGATCCTATGTAGCTTACTCTTGCTACTTCACAAAGTGCATCAGGAAAGTATTTAATTAGTCCACTATACAACGGTATCTCTTTTCTCTTTTGTTTGTTTTTTTCCATCTTTTAAGTTTAGTTTATCTACTATGTTTAATAATCTTTTTAGGTCTTTTGCTTTAGTGTTGTCTATTATGTGGTTTATCAATGCTCTTCTTAATTTTGATTTGTTTCTTACTCTAAGTAATACTATATCAAAATACTTATCTAATTTAGGATTAGATTTTCTGTTATTCTCAAAAGCTCTCAAACTATGTATAGCTGTTGAGTGATCATAACTTTTTCCGTTAGACTCATAAAAGTCTCTTATGTCTTTAAACTTCATATTACAATGATGTCTCAACATAAATGTAAGTAAAGACCTCATCTGTATATATTCTTTTTTTCTAGTATTATCAAATACATCTATACCAGATATATCTATAATATCTTTTGCTATTTTATTTGCCTCTTTCATAATGTTCCTTTTATGCAGTAACTGTCTA